GGTATGTACCTTGGTACTGTAAAACACTTTACCGTGGCCCCAGTCAAACTTATAACTGAGCCGTGTCGTCTCTGGTTTCCACAGACGCTCTAATTCTTCACGCCATCCTGGCTCTAACTGCTCGTCTAAATCTAGCGATATGCAGACGTCAATGTCAGCGGGGAGTAGTGCCAAAGCGGCATTCCGAGCATGATCGAAGCGCCAAGGAGTAATGCAAATGCTATGAACCACAGCCCCATACTTTTTAGCCTCTTCAACTGTACCGTCCGTAGACCCAGTGTCGGCGATCATAATGTAATCTGCTAACTTACTGGACTCACAAAATGTTTTTACAAACTGCTCTTCGTTTTTGCTAATCGCATATACGGCGATTTTCATGTACTACTCCTAGTTAAAATGTACCGCCGCTCACTCCTACATATTTAGTTGCGGTGATTGTGCCAGCGCTAAAGTCACCGTTGGTATCACGCTGTACCAGCGCGCTTGCGGTGTTTGCACTTGCTGCTACTAATGACGTACCCCACGCAGAGCCAGTGGATACTGCTACTCCGGCTGCGGGATATGTCGTTGGTCCTGTCGGTCCGGTTGGTCCCGTTGGGCCGGTTGGTCCTTGCGCACCGGTTGGGCCTGTGGGTCCCTGCAGTCCTTGCGGACCAGTGGGTCCGGTTGGGCCTGTTACGCCCTGTATACCTTGAGGTCCAGTTGGGCCAGTCGGTCCCTGAATGCCTTGCGGTCCGGTAGGACCAGTCGGTCCCTGAATGCCTTGTGGTCCGGTTGGGCCGGTGGGTCCCTGTGCTCCTACTGCGCCTGTTGGGCCGGTAGGTCCTTGTATGCCTTGGGGCCCCGTGGGGCCTGTGGGCCCAGTTGGGCCTTGTATTCCTTGTGGTCCAGTATCTCCAGTGGGGCCTTGTATGCCTTGAGGTCCGGTTGGCCCGGTTGGTCCTTGAATGCCTTGCGGACCAGTCCAACCTGTCGGACCGGTGGGTCCTTGTATGCCCTGCGGTCCCGTTGGCCCGGTCGGACCAGTTAAGCCCTGTATGCCTTGAGGTCCTGTGGGTCCCTGTGGCCCTGTTGGTCCGGTTGGTCCTTGCGGTCCTGTTGCTCCCTGAACACCGCTAACTAACGCCAAAAATAATGGCAAATTGTTAGCAAAGTTACTTGATCCTGTACCGCCAGATGCGGTTAATGTTACCGGAATGGTCCAGTAACTATTTGCCAATCCCGGATTAACATTAGTTGGTGCACTGCTAATGGTCCACGTCTGATAGTTTGCGCTGTTAGTTTGATCTTGAATTGTTATTGATTCTGTGGCTTGCAATGTTGCCAAGAAAATATCAATATCAACATTATTATCAGTTAAATGACTAACATTAACTTGCGTTGAACTTGTTTGTGCTGCGTTATTCCATATGATAAACCCAGCGCCAGGATCTCCACTTGTTACACCAGTTTTTGCTTTATACAAAAACAAATTAGACGATGCACCTTGAGGCCCAGTGGGTCCGGTAGGTCCCTGTATGCCCTGTGGTCCAGTCCATCCGGTCGGTCCGGTGGGGCCTTGTATTCCTTGCGGCCCAGTGGGTCCTTGAGGACCTGTACTACCTGTCGGCCCTTGTATACCTTGCGGACCTGTGGGGCCCTGTATGCCTTGTGGCCCGGTAGGTCCAAGTGGTCCTGTATCTCCGGTAGGACCTTGATCGCCAGTGGGTCCCGTAGGTCCTTGTATGCCTTGTGGTCCGGTGGCTCCTTGTGGTCCGGTACTACCTGTGGGCCCTTGAATGCCTTGAGGTCCAGTGGGTCCTTGTATTCCTTGTGGCCCAGTGGGTCCTTGCGGTCCGGTATCTCCAGTTGGTCCTGTTGGGCCAGTTGAACCCGTCGGTCCTTGGATGCCTTGTGAACCAGTAGGACCTTGTGGTCCGGTCCAGCCAGTTGGGCCTGTGGGGCCCGTCGGTCCTTGTATGCCTTGCGAACCAGTGGGACCTGTGGGTCCTTGCACTCCGGTTGGTCCTGTGGGTCCTGTAGGGCCTGTGGATCCTTGTGGTCCAATCGGTCCGGTAGGTCCTTGGATGCCTTGTGGTCCTTGCGGTCCCGTTGGTCCGGTTGGTCCTGTTACGCTAGGACCCGTATAGCCCGTTGGTCCGGTGGGGCCTGTTGGTCCTTGTGGTCCTGTCCATCCGGTAGGGCCTGTTGGGCCCTGTGGTCCGGTTGGTCCTGTTGGTCCCTGTGGCCCAATAACAGAACCAAGATTGTATGCTACATTATTAGTATCAACTAAATATAAATCACCGCCGCTAATGTAAGCACTCTTATAACCAGGGATTGGCCCAATCATTTGGGTCGTTCCATCGCTATAATAAATCACCATCATGTACGTGTTTGGATCGTACGTGATGTTACTAATAAACTTACCAGGTATAACAATATTGGCAATCTGAGAAACAGATGCTTGTTTTGTTATGCCGTTTTGTACCAGCGGCACAACCTCATTACCACTGAGGGTCGAGGCGACTGGTAGTTGGGTTATTGATTTATTAGCCATTTATTTTAAGTATAAGTAAAGGCACCGTGCGCTATGGCCGTACCATAAGTGGACGATGCCGAGACGTCTACCAATCCAGTCACCAGCTGTGCGGGTGAGGTTGCAATAATTTGTATGGAGTCAACAATTGAAAAACTAGCAACCACACCACCAAATTTCACGGTTGTTACGTTGGTGAAATTTGCACCATTAATCGTAACAGTTGTGCCACCAGCTAATGGACCAGTTGTTGGGCTGATATTGTAAATTAACGGATTGAGTGGCGGTGGGTAGGCTACATACTTGCTGTTTAAATCTAAATCGCCGGGAGCGCCAGCCTGACCATACGGAGCTCCGTCGATATACAAATTGTCGTATTGCACATAAGTATTGGGATCGCCTTGGGTATCAATTAAATTAGGCGGCAACGCAATATTTACATCTGGGCGCGGGAAACGCAACGAAATGTTTTCAGTTTGACGTGCGGGTAAACGCCACGGATCAAAATTATCTAAATCATCTTTACATACCCGCATTCCAGGGAAATTGGGATCGGGCATTAATTCTGTGTACGCAAATTTCCTATTGCATCGATCACAGACCGCTACAGATAAAACACTGTTACCTCGAGTATCAAGGTAGACCGGCATTTTATGCCACCTGTTGAGCTGTTAGAATAACGGCTGGTGAGGTTGGATGTGTTGGGTTTGTTCCTTGTGGATATGATGCCAATACGGTATTTCCGCTATTTGTTGACCAATACAATTCAACATATTGTCCGGCGGTTACTTGTACAAAATTATTTAAAGCTAAAATTCTTGCGCCGGGGCCGTTTGCATGTTTTCCGTTTACCTGTTCAACACTTGCGGATTGGTCAATATCATTGCCATTTAATTTAAACCAAACAGTAACGTTATCGTCGCTGGTTGTGTAATTTAAAAGTTGTAAACTAAACTGAATATTATAGAGTCCTGCTTTTGCAAACGTAATTTGACTTCCATTTGCAATGGTAACTCCATCACTATAAACCGTTGTGTCATAACCAATGGCCGCAGATGATGTTCCTGATGCATTTGCTGCCGCTTCTGTTACCCGAACACCAGCTGTGTGTGATACGTTTGTTGTTCCTTTAACCCCGCGCGTAACGGAAGTAGTTCCCAACTGAGTTGCTGATTTACCAACATACTGAATAATTTCATTTTCAATAATACAATAACCAGAACTACCAAAATCGGTTGTATCACCCACAACAATTGGTGCGGCTGAGTTATTATTAATGGTGTTTGTTAGGGTTGTATCACCATTTTGTAAAAATGATCCGTATGATAATCCTAAACTTGCAATACTTAGCGTTTGCTCAGAAGCATTTGTAATTTGTCCTTGAGCATTTACAGCAATAACTGGTATCTTTGTTGCTGATCCATACGTTGCCGCTGTAACGCCGGTGTTTGCAATTGCGAACGAACGATCGGCACTTAAATCACCACCACCCGATAATCCGGTACTAGCTGTTAATGTGCGAGTTGTTGGCACATAACCAGCAACGGTTGTGCCGCTAATTGCACCGCCCGTGATGTTTACATTATTTGCATCCTGCGTTGCAAGTGTGCCAAGACCTAAATTCGTTCTTGCACCAGAGGCGGTTGTTGCGTTTGTTCCACCTTGAGCAATCGTTACTGGTGTTGCGTTTAACGCTGCTGTAACAACCTGTGCGCCAGTGGCCTTAACCGTAATGCCGGCGTGTACAATTGGGCCGACGTCCGTTGCCGAGACGGCTGTTGCGACTGGTAACTGTGATATTTTTACGTCTGCCATAATTATGTCTCTGTAATAAATTGTTCGGATGACTCGGAGTCAATAATTTGATCGGTTGTTTCGGTAATAATGTGAGAAGGGAACGCTGGGGCATTTAAGCCACGTACTCGAACATGATTGCCACCAAGACCAAAAAGGGCTCGCACATACTGAGCCTCACCAGATGTGGTGTTGACATAGTTTGCCACATTATTGCCGCCGATAAATCCGCGCATAAATTAAATGCCTGCTTGTGCTACCCAAAATACAACTTGATCGCTGCTTAATGAAACATTAAGGCGAATTGCTCTAACTGGAAACGCATAGTTTCCGTCATTATTTCCGGATTCTGCGGTAATGTCGGGGTGGTTAAACCAAACTGCTGTTGCAGGGTCAAAGTCAGCAGCAAAAGGGTCATCAAATGTGTGCTGAACAGTATATGTGGCCGTGCCAATGGGGTGAATACCAAAGCCCACGTTAAACGGGCTGATGTACTGATCCATCGGAATTGGTGCTGTTACACCAGAACCGTCTTCTTCAATACTGGTAAATATTTGTTTTACTTCACGCATGATTTCTCCTAAATGGTTAAAGAGGCGGGTTGCCCCGCCATCTTAATTAGTTATTAGTATAACCAGAACCGTAAGGAGTGATTGTGCCATCAGCGTTGCGACCAGTGTATTGAATCGACAATACGCCGGCAGAAGCTGCCTCGGATGCTAGAGTAACTGTGCAGTCATACGCGCCAACGTTAGCAAGGATGTTAGCTACAGCGGCAGATCCGGTGAATGCAACGTCTACCACACCAAGGGCAGTAGTTGTCAACGTGCCAACAGAGGTCGTTACGCCGTTAACGGTCAAGCTAACAGCGCGTGAACCAGCGCCAACTACGTTTAGGTAGCCAGTAATAGAATGAATAATAGAGCCAGCTGGGATTACTGCAGTTGCTGCAGCTCCGCCAACGATTGCTACTTGTTTGGAAATTTGTGATGCGCCAGTATTGTCGGCAGAAATGGTGCCGTCGTTGCTGGTGGTTTGACGCGTATTTAAACGCATTGGTACTGTAAATGTACTAGACATGTCTGTTTCCTTATCTCAGTGGGTATCCCAAGCTGTCTCTGAGTCGTCTCACCGGGAAGGAACGGTGGTCAGAATGGGATTAATCTTCCTATAACTACTAATGCAAATTATTGAGAAAATCCGCCCTATAAAGTAAAAAAGCCACCCTTGTGGGGTGGCTTAGTGCTACTTTGGGGTGTATTAAACGCCTTGAGTACCGTAAATATTACGGGCATCGTGCCAGCCGGTCGCATAACGCTCGGTGGCCTTATAACGCATGCTGTCAGTCTCAAAATCGCCTTCCATGGATTTCTCCATAGGACGACGCATAACGAGCATAAGACCATTTTCAGCATCGGTCTGTACCCACCATGCCTTGCTGGAGCTCAAACGGGTTACAACGTGTGCACCCTTTGGAAGCATACCAGTGGACTTGATTGGGTTCAAATCGTTGTCAGCGGTACCAGAGCGGAGAACCGACTTCAGAATTACTTCTGCTTGGAACTCAAGTGCTGGAGGTACAACTAAC